AGTAAACCTCCAGGTCTTTTCTGTTGTACTAATTCAGATTGTACCGCTACAGATATAAGACGACCAAGTTCTCTACCTCTATCCTCATCTCCTTCAACAGCCGAACCAGAAGCGTCTACATTTACAACTACGTTTGTAGAGCCTCCTAATTGATTGTTTGGGATTATAGTTCCTGCTCTATCAGGTACAAATAATTCTGGCCCTTTTTCTCCTACGATTGAAGCCCTACCTACAGGTGGCCTACCTCCATTGGCAAATCCAGGAATACCGATAGCTCCTAAGAAAGAGTTAACACCAAACTGTAAAAGTGATCTTTGAATTTGTGCAAATACACTACTGGCAACATCTCCAAGTGTTTTGGTTCCGTTTATTGCACCTTCAAGAGCATCAACTATTCCTGTTTCTATACTGCTGGCAATACTGTCATACAGGTTTTTTACTTTTTGTATTTCTTCTTGCTCTTTAGCTAAAACATCTAATTGATCTAATTTTTCTTTTATTTGATCTTTAGTTATGTCTACAGTGCCTTTCATTATTTCTTGTATTCTCATTTCAGTCTCAAACTGCTTTTCTGACATCTCATTCTTTTTCGTAGCCTTTTCAATCTCTGCATCTAAATCTGCTAAACGATCTATACCTAGTTGTGCTTCTGGTGTTAATTTTTTACCAGATTTACCTTTAGAAATAACATTTGGTGTTTGTTGAAATCTTTTCAACATTTCTTCCATTATTGCTGTCGTAATCGGTCCAGAACTTCTACCACTTGTTCCTCTTAATTCTTTTAATTGTTCTTCAAAAAATTCTTTTTGCGATCCTTTTAAACTGTTTCTAAATTCTCTAAATTGCCCTGCCGTTGCATCGGCAGATATACTTTTGTTTAAAAAACTTAATAAGTCAGCTAAAGGACCAGCTATAAACGCATCAAATTTAGTCTTTAATATTCCCATAAGTCTATTAAATTCACTAGATACCTCATTTAATCTTTTTAAATTTTCTGTTCCTTTACTGCCTACTATTTGTTGGTACTCATTGGATAATAAATTATTTAACTGCTGTACCTTTCCTTGTCTTTCTAATTGACGAGCTAGTTCTTCGGTTTCGTGTGATGTAAATAAAGATCGCTCTCTTGCAAGTTCTAACTTTCCATTCAAAGTGCCCATCTTTTTGGCTGTTTCAAGAGATGCTTGACCAATTTTTTGTAGTTGAGAAACTAATGCCGTAGCTGCAATAGAACCAGCAAAACCACCACCAGGACTTGCTGCCTCTCCTAACGCACCACCAATAGCACCTGGTATGGCTTGTCCTAGTCCGCCTCCAAATAACAATGGAAAACCACCACCAATAGCAGCACTTTTTACGATTGCTTGCCTTCTACTCTTATCAAATCTTATTTGTTTTTCTTTTTCTCTAGCTAATCTTTTTTCTTCAGCAACTCTTTCTTTTGCTAAACGTAAATTTTCAGCGTCTTTTAAATTTAATAACTGTGCTTCACTTACTAAATTTTTTGCTCTTCTAAACTGACCTTTCTTTACTAATGCTTTTGCTTGATCTAATTGGAGTTGTTGTTTTGTTGTATCTAATTCAAACCTATTTAATTCATTTAATTTGTTTTGAGTACTTTGAATAGATTTTAGTACCGTTAACCTTCTACCCTTTTTAAATATTGGGTCTTTTTCATTGTTCCTTTTAGCATCTTTTGTAAATCGTTCTAGTTTTGTTTTTAACGCATTAAGTTCTGCCTCAAAATTTTGAGCATTTAACTTTATATTAACTTCGTAAACAGCGTCATTTGCCATCTAACTTTGTCGCTTAAATTTAGATTCTTTTCCTATTCTGTCATATTCTGCCTTTTCTCGCTCACTTTTTAACTGTAAATATGAACTCCAATATATCAATTCCTCTATTGTTACTTTATTTCTAAAATCTTGTAACGTATAGCCTAGCTTTTCACATAAGAAAAACTGTAAAAATAAATTGTTATCTTCGTCAAGGTGTACTTTTAGAGTTTACGGCATCTACCCCCTCCTCTACTCCTTGCATTTTTAACATCAAATCAGTAAGAACAGTTAAAGGAATTTCCCTTCTTAATGAAGCACGATCTCCTTCACTAAATAATTTATTACCATTTTCATCTTCAGCTTTGTTCATTATGACCTGCAAAGCATATTCTAAACTTTCAGTATCATTAGCTTTGTTCATTCCAGCAAGTGTTTTATATATTGCTTCTCTATCTGCAATAGTTAAAGGTTTCCAGTAAATTTCTAAAATTATTACATCTTCTTTTTTAATAATGTAACGACTGCGGTTGTCGATACAAAATGCTTCTTTTAGCTTGTCAATAGCTCTTTTGTCAGCCATAAATTAATTTTTCTGTACTACTATAATATACCTTAATATTGTCTATGCGTCATAAACTTCTGTAACCTGTTTTAAAACCAGCAGATATAAAACCTTTGGTTATGTCATTTTTAAGAAACGCATTATGTTCTGTGTAAACCTTATACCAGTTTGGGTTGCGATCCCTAGAACTTAACTGATGTCTTTTTCCATGTTCTTCATAAGTTACTGGATTTCCTTGTGTATCAGGCATTGTGGCATTAGGTCTGTTTACAGCAAAACCAGCATATTTAGCTTCGTTTCCTATGTATATATGACTGTTTAAACCTATTGCTGGTATATCGGGTAAACCTGGCACTCTACCCGTTTTTCCTGGATATTCAACTGTATCCATAAACCATGTCATAGGTGCTTCTCCTGCTCCACCTGTTGTTCTTTGTGCTCTACTACTTGGAGGAGAACATTGAACCTCATTATTATTCTCTCTGTCGTTAAATTGACTTGGTAATTGTTGATCTTTTCGTTCTCTTGTTTTGTCTTGTGTAGGCTTTACAGGACTTGTAGATACTTTCCAGCTTTTAGCAAAATGGCCTGACCACCACGGACCATCGCTTTGAAGTCCGTAAACTATTCTTGACGCTGCATTAGATCTAGCAGTTTCGACTATTTCTCTTAAGTCGTCTGGTAATTGTGTTATAGGTCTTACTCTTCTACCCATTGGCACTAAAGTTGCAACTTACAACACTAAGAAAGTGGCTGTCACCCTCTGTAGTTACTGCTGTAGGTCCTACGATTTGTGTAACTCTAGGACTACATGAAAATTTATCTACATAAGTAGATGTATTAACAGAAGTTAATCCTGTTATTACTGTCTCTGATAATGCAGATGCAATAGCAGATCCTTTGTGCGGAGGTGTCATTACACCGCATCTAACTGAACCTTGATAATACGTCTGGGCTGCTCCTTGTGGTTGAGCAGTAGCCTGGTTAAAGTTTATATTTACCATTACATATTTTTTGTTTTTTCCTGGAGTGGTAAAAGGAGTATTATCAAAAACTACAGTTACACTTGGATCGGAGTCTGTAACAGCATCTTGTATCGCTGTTTCTATGGCTGCTCTTGCATTTACTAAAGTCATTAGAATACAATCCTCAAACGAAATAAATACTCCTGACCACCCTTTAGTGTTCTAATGTCCATTATCTTAGCAAACCTAGTTGATCCAGAAAAAGTTAGTTTTACTTCGTCTTGAAGTACAGGTTGGCTATCTCCAATTTGATCGGGAGTAATATATAATCTTGCAGTGTTTTCTTGAAATCCACTTTCTTCATCTGAATCAACAAATTCTATAGGAGTTTTAAAAGTGTATTCAGTATCTACTGTGTGATATTCTCCTGTTTCATTATTATAACTAGATGTTCCTTTTCGTATATAAGTAATTTCATTATCTAAAGAAACTCCTAGTTGAGATACAACTTGTTTTGCAATTTTTTTAAATGCTGCGTCTAGTTGTCCTGCCATTATCCTCTAACTACTCTCATCTGAAAAGTTCCTGCTCCACCTAGCATATACGCTCCAAGATAACTTTGTAACCACGGGTAAACATCTAAAATATTATTTATTGATCCTGTTCCCTGGCTATCAGTATTGTATTTAACTTCAATATCTCCTAGCTTTACTTCAGAAAAGTTGCCATCTTTACCAGTAGTACCAGTAATAGCACCTGTATCATTTGCTAGTGCTCTAGCTAATTCATATTGTGCATATTTAATATTTAACGGAATAGTGGAACAACTTAATTCAACTCTATCTACCTGGTAATTAGTTCTAGGAAATTTTAATGCCTGATTCTCGTCACATCTATCACCTTGAAATACAAAAGTATCAATCCATCTTGTAGCAGCTATCAATGATCTATTCTTCTGATCATCTGTTTTATTAGTCCAAGTGCTTGAATCTGGAACTGTTTCAAAATAACTATTAGCTTCTGTCAATGTGACATAGCTATTAGCAGTTTCACTTTTTATAGTTGCAATTATGGTAGCTGCCACGATTGATAAAGTAATTTAGTTTTATTGTAGCGTAAAGAAAAAACCCCACCAATATTTGGCG